GTCATCAGTTCGATTCTGATATCCCGCTCCATTTAATGCGGCAAACGTAATAACATCACAAGATGCCCTCTTGTGACGGCTGTGGGAATCAGTCTTGCCGCTCCATTTTTGAGGACATTATGAATTTTAAACCCTTGTTTGACAAAGTAATCATTGAACGTATCGCTGGCGAAAAGCAGTCCACAGGCGGTATCATCCTACAACGTACAGAAGAACCAGATAGAGCACGTATTGTTGCTATTGGTCCTGACGTTACAGAAGTTGCTATTGGTGAAGTTGTGTTACTAAACTGGAACGCAGCAATCAAAGTACAAGATGAATTGTACTCAACCAAAGTAGAAAACATTATTTTCGTATACGAGGATTAAATGTCTGACGGTGGTAAAGGTTCTAATCCACGGCCATTCAGTGTTTCACAACAACAATTTGGTGATAACTTTGATGCCATCTTCCGCAAAAAATCTCCAAAAGAGATAGAAGATGATAAGGCCGAAGATGAATCATTCAGTCAATTGATTAAAGATAAGAATGAAGATACTTCTAACAGGTCATAAAGGTTTCATTGGTTCTCATATGCTTAAAGCATTAGAGAAACGTGGCCATGAAGTTGATACATTCGATTGGGATGCTGGCAATATGCCTAGTGTCATAGAACAAGATTGGGTCATTCATATGGGTGCCATCAGTTCTACCACCGAACGTGATATTGACAAAGTGTTGAGGCAGAATTATGATTTTTCTAGGCATCTATACAATGCTTGCAAGACTTATGGAGTAAACTTACAGTATTCGAGTTCAGCAAGTGTATATGGTTTGGTTAGTACGTTCAGAGAAAATTCAATTTTAGAACCTAAAACGCCTTATGCGTGGTCTAAATATCTGTTTGAACGTTATCATATACAACATCAAGGTGGTAATATCGTACAAGGTTTCAGATACTTCAATGTATATGGACCAGAAGGTGAAGAACACAAAGGTAATCAAGCAAGTCCATACATGCAGTTTAAAAACCAAGCATTAGTGGACGGAGAAATAAAAGTATTTAAAGATTCACAAAGATACTTACGAGATTTTATTCATGTCAGCCGAGTGGTTGACGCACATTTAAAATTCTTGGAAGTAAAAGATAGTGGAATTTGGAATGTTGGTACAGGAACAACTAAGAGTTTCTTAGAGGTTGCACAAGATGTTGCAGCTGATTATAATGTACCAATTAGGGAAATAGATATGCCAGAAGTATTGAAAGGTTCTTACCAAGAATATACTTGTGCTGACACATCTAAATTGAAAAGTATTATTGCGGATTGGTGAAATGGTATCACAGTGGGCTCATAATCCTCAGTTCCGGTTCGACTCCGAGGTCCGCAACCAATTAGAAGTTTAACAAAGCTTCTGCCTCTGGTATTCTAGTGTGAGTATTCTTACTCCCTAGAATCACCACAATTTTCTGTTTGGCCATCATCACGATGCAACCGCCAGAAGCAAAAATGTAACCAGTTTTACTCACCGTCAGGTCGTGTTTTTTGACCAATGGATTGGTGTTTCTTATTTTATTGTGTGATGATTTTGTAATTTCATCATACTTACTTGCCTCTTGAACTATTTTTACCAGTTCTTCGGCAGTACTCACATTGAACACGGATAGACCGGTAGGTTCAACAAACTTGGTTGATTTTAAACCCATGAGTTTCATTTTCATATTCATAATAAAAACGCAGTCATGGATACCACCAGGATACATCTCACACAATTTTCTAGATGCCGCATTGTCTGAGGATGACAAAGCACGTTGGACCAGTTCCTTTTGAATCCTGGTTGGGTACTTAACTTCATCCAAAAATACCATCACAGTAACCAGCTTGGTTATTGAGGCTATTGGTCTAACATCTTTGATATTTCGACCTGCAATAATTTGACCTTCTGAGGACACTAACCAGCTCTTGGCTGTTATTTCAACTGGTTTTTGTTCCTTTGAGGACAAACCTGCATGAGAAGAAAAGGCCGCTGCCAAAACGGCCATCATCACCAATTTACGAATCACAACAAGGCCGGAATCCATAGCCAAATGGCTTGTGACATTAAAATAATTGCACTACCACCAACCCACAAAGATGCGGTGTACAATCTATTATTTACTGCAAGAATAGATGCAGATAATAGAACGATTGCAATTTGAAACAATGAACCAGCAAATGTGTACCAAGGTGAACGAGACTTAGCTACTGCACGGTCAGCTTCGAGGCTACGTGCTTTAGCAAACAGTTCTTTCTTACCTTCACCTGTTGATGGGTCAGATTCGTAACGGTCAATCTTTGATTTTAGTTTTTCTGCCTTCACAGTATCTTTACGAGCAATTGCATCATCCATTGACTGTTCAGCCAATGTTTGTTTGATGGATTTTGCTTGATAGAAAGCCCAAGTGTTGTTGGCGTCAATGGTGTTGTTCAATACTTTGCCACTGTTGCCACCGGCCATATAGGTGTTGATTGCTAGTAACGCTGCAAGTACAACGATAACCCAACCAGCTTTGTCCTTAATGAGTGCTTCACGCTCTGAACGTGATAGTGGTTTTTTTTCTTCTGCCATTTTTACTCCTTAATTTATATAAAAATTATTTATCGACCTACGTATATCTTAGGTTCCGCTTCAGCACGCCGTTGGGCTTCTGTTTTTGGAATCAACCCATCACCGTATTGTGGATATTTTTTCTGTCGGTCATATGCCACCCACATAAAAACACCACCCATAGTAAGTATTATTATAATGATAGATATACCAATTAAAAATTCATCTCTGAGTTTTTTCATTCTTCTTTGTCGGCGTCTGTCTTCGAGTTCTTGCCGTTTCATCTGAGCAACAATCAGAACCTTTTGTTCTTTGCCCATCTGTTTCATCATTTCTTCAACTTCTGTATATAGAGCACCCAATTCAGGAGGTGATTGATACACCATCAACTCACGCAAGTCTATACTCATTTGTTCCAACTGCTTACGCATCAGTACACGTTGCAACGCACGTTTACCTAAACTTGATTCACCTGTATAAATTTCAGTTTTAGCACGGCGTTCTTCTTCGTCAAATACAGCCATACACTTGTAGAAATTATCGTAGTATGTACCAAGATGTTCACCAATTTCTTGGTAAATGCCAGTATGTTCACCAGCATTTGCCTTCTTGTTCATCTCAATTACATTATTTTTTTCTTTAATGAATTGATTGCGTTGTTCATTAGTTGCAGGTCTTTCTGGTGGATGAAGTTTTTTAAACTGTTCATCAAGGTCTTTCAGTACATCCTTTACTTCACCAGCAGCACCTTTAATGTCTTTATATAACTTACACCCAGCCTTAACTGCGGAGACTGCTCCGTTAGCTAAGGCAAAGAGTGTTAGTGGATCCATACCTAATTCATTATGTTATTTTGCTAATGGGTTGTCGAGTGCTTTTTGGATCTTCACATCAACTTCACGTTGAGTTTGTTGAATTTTAGTATCAACATCACGTTGTAACTGTTTAACAGACTGTTCAGTTTCACGTTGTATTTGTTTAACTGTTTGTTCGGTTTCTTTTGCAGTCTTTCTCATATCTTGTTGAACATCACGCACCGCAACTTCTGCTTCACGAGCACTTTGTTTACTACTACGTTCAACTCCTTCAGCCACACCTTCAACTCTACGAATGTCTGCCTTCAAATCATTCTTAATGTCTTGTGTATACTGTACAGACTTTTCACTATTCTGCATTGTGATTTCCATTTTCTTGTTTAGTTCAGACAAGTCTGGAGCAACATATTCAGTAATACGTTTCTTCATACCTTGATAGTCTTTGTAAACTTCAAAAGCACCATACAATCCACCAAGTACGGATGATACAAGTGTAAACGCAACCATCAATTTGGCTGGTGTGAACTCATAACCACCAATACTGATAACTGTATCGGCACTTGCATATTTCTTCTTTGCTGATTCCAAATCGTCAATGACTGCATTAACATCTTTGATTTCTTCTGACATTTTTTAGTTTCCTAGTTTATATTGTGAATCGACCATTGTTTGCCATTTTGCATCACTAGCACCATTTAAGTACCTTTGTGCAGAACGATTATCAACCACAGGTTTATCATACTGTTTTGCCATTTTTAATGCGTTTGTGTCTGGTACCATCGCATTGCTGTATGCTGAAAATCCAGGTACAAAATTCATAACACCAACTATTTGTCCTTGAACAGCTTGTTGTGCTTCTAAACTTTTTGCCTTTCCAACTTCATCAGCAAGTTGTTTACCTTTTTCACCCATTTCTTTTTTAACATCTTCTCTGTTGTTTCCACCAGATTTCTTTTCCATGGCTGCCATTTTAGAATCGGTTTTCTTTTCTTGTGGCTTATCTTCTTGTTTATTTTCTTTTGCTGGCGCAGGTGAATTCATTGCACCGCCAGTATTATCTTTTGGTGCAAGTACACTTGTAGGTGATGCTGGTGATGTTGAAGTGGCACTTGTTGTTGATGGTGTTGTTAATACACTATCAACTGTTGAACTACCTGTTGTTGATGGTGCCGCATTTGCTGGATCAGCTTTAAACACTTCGACCATATCAGTCAACTTGGAATTAACGGCAGATGTTACCACAGGATCCAATGGCGTTAGATACTTGATTGCGTAAGCAGTTTTGTATCCTTCACAATTTGGACTAAACAAAGAATCTTTTATACAATTTGATTTGAACAATGCTTCTGCATAACCCGGACAATCAGTTGCATATAATGGACTTGCTGTACATTGTTGCACTTTATAAGCCGCAGCATATCCAGTACAAGTAGTGGCATACAAGGCACTCACACTACATTGCTGGTCGTGATATGCTTGTTGATAACCAGGACAATCGGTTGCATACAAAGAATTTGTGGTACACTGTTGATTATGAAATGCTTGTGCATATCCTGCACATGATGGACTATACAATGCGCTTATGGAACATTGTTGTGTTTGATATGCTTGTTGGTAACCAGGACAATCAGTGGCATAGAAAGGGTTTATAGAACATTGTTGTGTTTTATAAGCCGCTGCATACCCAGCACATGTTGTTGATGATGTTGGGTCTACAACACACGGATCAGGTGTATACAACCATTTACTCCAACTACTATACAATGCGGTACTTCCAATCTCATTTGTTGTTAAAGAAAAGTTACCCATTGTTGAGATGGGTCTTTGTTTCGAAAACACATAACTATAACTAGGAGTACCACCAGTATCTTGTTCAGTGTGACTATGTTTTGCTGAATAGATTGTTTCTCCTGTATTTGATGTAACATTAACGTTAACATCCATAGAAGATGGTCTATAATCCCAACATATAATAAATCCAGCTGCACACCATTGGCCACCAACATAATAATGATAACCATATTCTAAACCATTAATCTGTACACCAGAACCAGAAAGGTTCAATGCTTGATTGATGGCATATGATTGTGCATATATTGCATCACTTTTTAAAACTTGATTGAAATTTGCACAACTCGGAGAATATAATGGATTCGCAACACACGGATCTACCGTGTAATTCAATGACAAGTTTACATCTTTGACTTGCGGCCCATATAATCCTGCCCACCAACGTGCATCCTTACCAGTGAAAGAAATACTCAAATTACCAACATCAGCAAGACCATATTGTTGATTAAAATTTTGAGTACCAGACATTGTTCTCCAACCATCAGCAACGGTGTTCATTGCATAATTGTAAGATTCTAATGTTGAACCTGTTGGTGAAGTCAGTTTAATGTTTGATGATAAAGTTCCACCAGTACTACCATTATTCAAATACTGCCATGAATAATTGTAACCACCGATTTGAACACCACTACCAGATAGTGCCTGATTGATTGCATAGGTTTGAGCAACAGTTGCTTGGTTGTATCCAAACATAATTGTGTTCGTTGATGCATTATAACCAGGAACATTACCACCAGAAAAACCACCACCAGTGGATGTGGTCGCAGTTGTACCAGTCCAATTGTTGGTGATTAAATTTGGTGTTGTCTGTGCATTACATAAAACTGTGAACAGCACCAAAACAGATGCTATTAAGGTTTTCATTTTTTCTCAGTTTTAAATATTGGTCTACGTTCTGGATTGGCAATCCAAATTTCTTTGGCTGACTCACCAATTTTACCATCAACAGGACATGGTGTACCAGCGTCCAACATGGCATCGAATACCCGGCGGTCTTGGCACAATGTTGCAACCGCTGCAACTTTCATACCCATATCATACAGAGAACGGGATAATTTGATACGTTCACAGTTGTAATCAGTCATGGTTCCACCCATACTGATACCTAGTATTTGCGTTTGCACTGCACCTGAGGCTGCAACAGCACAAACGTCATTATTGATTACAGTGATTGCCGGAGCAATTGCACTTGGAGGAGGGGATTTTACCGTTGTTTCGCTAACGGAGTTTACGGTACTACGAGAGGTCGAATCAGTTACTATTGGGTCGCTTTGAGCGGCCGCAATTGACGAATACATAACAAAAAGCACCGCAAGGGGTAACTTTTTGAGCATTTTGGCTTCCTTTAATTGTTTACCTAAACATACATTGACTTTTGGGTTGATTTAGTGTATAATGAAGTAGTCAAAATAACAGAATGTACTTGACATACATCAACAATATGTCATAAAGTATTTATAACTCGTTGAAACCACAAGGAAAAAATTATGAAAATCATTGCATTAAAGTTAATTACAGGTGAGGAAATTCTAGGTGAATTGGAAACCGAGGATGAAAAACAACTTACACTAAACAATCCGGTAGGTATTGCTGTTGTACGTGGTAAAGATGGGCAACCTAATGTAGGTTTTGCTCCATTTCCATTACATGCCGAACAAGTTCCTGACCAGAAGCTTGCCTTAGATAAGAGTCATGTGATATACTCTTATGTTCCAGCAGAAGATTTTGTTAACAATTACAAACAAGTCTTTGGTATTGGTCTAATCATTCCACCAAAACAACAAATCATCACAGGTTAATGGCAAACTTCTATACAAACGTTCAATCACTCGGCGGTAAGATTCTTTACCGTGGTGTGATGGACGGTAAAAAAGTCAAACAACGTATTGACTATGAACCATCACTCTACATTCCATCCAAACGTGTAACTCAATACAAAACTTTGGATGGCAATTACTTGGACAAAAAAACTTTTGACGGCATCCGTGAAGCACGTGATTATGTTAAGCAGTTTGAAAATGTTTCTGGTGCCACTAAAATCTATGGCAACACTCGTTACGAGTATGCATTTATTGCCGACCAACACCAAGAAATGGTTGATTGGGACCAAGATAAAGTTTTGGTTGGTGTTGTCGATATTGAGGTTGGTTCAGAAAATGGTTTCCCAGACCCATATCTTGCCAACGAACCTATTACTGCTATTGCTATTACATACATGGGTGGTAAAACCTATGTGTTTGGTTGTGGTGATTATGTCACACAAGGTGATGAAATCTATGTGAAGTGTAAAGATGAATGGACACTCTGCAAGAAGTTTCTAATGTTGTGGCAAGAAAAGTGTCCTGACGTTATCACTGGTTGGAACACCAAGTTCTTCGATATTCCTTATCTTGTTAACCGATTTCGTAAGATTCTCGGTGAAGATGAAACCAAGAAGTTATCTCCGTGGAATTACATCACCGAACGCAAGACCAATATCAATGGTCGAATGTTGATTGCTTATAGTATGGTTGG